GCCGTCTGCCACAGCAAACGCCAGGGTGTAGCTGCCGGCGTAGGGGTTGTAGACGTAGAAGCGGTCGGCGATCGCACCGATCTCCGAGACCTGGCCATTGACCGAGATCCCGAAGACCGCGCTGCGGCCGTTGGCCGTGGCAGTGATCACCGCCCGAGCCACGGCGCCGTCGGCATAGGCCTTGGTGGAATACTCCGTCCGGATCCCGGCCACCTGGTCGTTGAACGTCGAGTTCATCGTGGTGATGCGGGTGGCCAGCGACTTGTCGCCGTCAGCCCGGGCCGACTCTTCGTTGGCGATCGCCGCGACGATGTCCTTGTTCAGCTTGGCGTCGAGCTTGGTCATCTGGGAGCTCAGTGCGCCCAGGGCATCGGTGCGGGCGATCTTCTCTTCCTCGATCGCGGCGGTGATGTCGTCGTTAACCTTGGCCGATAGCTTGGTCAGCTGCTGGGTGGTCGCCGCATCGGCGGTGGCCAGCACCTTGAGCTCCTCGGTGAAGGACGCGCTACTCTTGTCGAAGTCGGCGCGCAGGGTCTCGACCCGCTTGCCCATGGCCTCGTCGTCGTCCGCGCGCACCGCCTCCTCAGTGGTCGAACGGGCACTGGCGCCTTCGTGCATGGCGACGTTGGCCAGGTAGCGCACCGACTCCAGGTCCGACTGGAACTCCAGCGTGGTCAGGCCCGCATCGAGCTCGTCCAGCTTGCCATCGAGCAGGGTGAACTTACCCTCGGCATCGGCCAGCTCCTTGCGGACCTTGACCAGGTCGTCGCCGACAATCTTGGCCGCCTCGGTGGCCAGGCCCGCAGAGGCTTCGTTGACCATGTCCTCGAACAGGCCGCCGGGCTTACGGATGTCATCGTCCAGCTGGCGCAGGATGTCCTCGAAGTCCTCGAGGGTGGTGGCCTGTGCCGGCACCCAGCTCGACACCCCATACACGTTCACGCCGCGCACGTAGTAGAAATAGGTGGTGCCGGCGCGCAGGTTGGTGTCGACCAGGTTGGTGCCGATGGTGAGCTTCTTGGCGTTGCTCTCGATCTGGTTGGCGGTCAGCGCCACCGAGGCGCGCCAGAATTCGTACAGCGCCGTGGGGTACATGCTGCGCGGGGTCAGCATCACGCTGAAGGTGCCGGCCTCGACATCGATGCTGTCGGGCGGGGCGGGCAGCAGCAGGCCGGCCACGTTGAAGGTACGGCTGACCCAGGGCGACTGGGTGCCGATCGAGGACACCGCGCGGACGCGGATCATCCACTCACCGGCCAGCGCGTCCAGCTCGTCGAAGCTGATCCCGGGGCCGTTGTAGATGGTGCGGAAGGCGACGTCGTCCGGATCCTTCACCTCAAGCACATAGCCTGAAGCGCGCACGTCTTTGCTCTTGGTCCAGCTGATGTGCAGCCCCTGGTGCTCGGTACCACCAGCCAGGTACTTGTAGGGCTCGACGGTTAGGCCCAGGGGCGCAGCCACCGGCCCGGTGGGGATCAAGGTGTCCGGCGCTTCCGGCAGCAGCAGGTCACGTTCGACGAAAGCGTATTTGTTGCGGTGGTACTCGGTTGCCGTGACGCTGAAGGTTGGCTTGTCCTCGCTCTCCTTGACCGATACCACCCGGAAGGTCGGCGGGGTCACCGAGGCGCTGGATAGCACCCACAGCGCGCCCACGATCGGGGTGTTGGTGAAGGGGGCGGTCAGCCGCACCTGGTTGCCGGTGAAGCGTTGGACAGGTTGGCGCTCGATCGGGCCGGCGGGGGTCACCGCCGACAGATACCAGACCTGGCCATCGATCTGCGCCGGCACCTTGTCCAGCTCGAAAGTGTTGCCCGCCAGAATCTGCATGATCCGGCCACCCAAGCGCGCGCCGGCGCGGTCCGGATCGGCCACCTGGATGATGTCGCCTGGGCGTAGGTCGGCGTGGTCCAGCGCCGCCTCGTAGGTGACCGTCTCGGTCTCCATGCGCTCGCTGTAGAGGATCCACTTGCCGAGCCGGCGCGCCTGGCCGCGCGAGGTGCAGGCCACAGCCGTGACCTTGGTCTCGCGCCAGCCGAACAGCTGAATGCTGTCCGGATCCTCGATGATCTCCGGCTTGAGCTTGTAGTTGTCCTCCGGGTCGTTCCACATCACCACGGCGACGGAGTGGCGATCGCGCAGGCTAGTACCGGCATACTGGAAGTCGCCGTTGACCACGTTGGCAGGGGTGACCAGCTTGACCGGATCGGCCGGCATGTCGGCCACAGCCATTACAGTATCCGAGCCCCAGTAGCACATGCCCCGGAAGACGGAGGCCAAGGTGTTGAGGGTGGTGATGGCCTCCTGCTGCTCACCGAAGAGGGTGTTGCAGGTGAAGCGTGGCTCCATCTTGCCGTAGCCGTCCGGCACCAGTTCGTCGCAATACTGGGCGATACGGTACAGCCACCACTTGTCGACGTTCTTGTTGGCCGCCCCGATGATGGGATGGGTGGCCAGATCGTAGAAGCACCAGGCGGGGTTGTCCGACCAGGCCTTCTTGAAGGTGCCGTCCCAGAGGCCGTTGTAGGTCCGGGTCTGGGGGTCGTAGTTGCTCGGCACCTGGATGATCGACAGGTACATGTCGTAGCGGCGCGACGGCATCTTCGAGCCGAACAGCTTGGAGTTCACCTCGAGGCCCACCAGGGCGCTGTCGGGATAGCTCAGGCGCGCGTCGACCACCTCGGTCAGCATCACCCAGCTCAGCTTGTCCTGGACCTTGGAGTCGGTGGCATCCGGGGTGGTACGCACGACCCGCACGTCGAAAGGGCCGTCCCCACTGAGCTCCACCCGGTAGGTGCGCTGGTAGGGGGCGGTGGTCTTGCCGGCGATGGTGTCCGAGCGCAGGGTTACCCAACCGCCACCGCCCGTTCTGACGTCGATGGACAGGCTCACCTGGCCACCGACCATGTCGCCGTTCTCTTTCTGCACGGCCAGGCCCTGGACCTGGACCGTCACGAGCAGGGCGTCGGCATCGTTGTTGCCGACCGAGCGCACCACGGGCTTGTTGTAGAGCAACTCGGTGTTGATCTCGTTGACGCTTTCGACCGCGCGGAAGCCCGGGATCACGTCCTGGTCGGGTTGGCCATCGCGCGTGGTGACCACTACACCTTCGAAGTTGAAGCTGCCGTCGGCGTTCTGCAGGGGCGTGTCGTCCAGGTAGATCGACTTGAGCCCGTCGACCAGGCCCTTGATCGGTCCATGGGCGATCAGATCCAGGATCCGACCCTTGGCCACGCTCTGCAGGTTGTTCGGCTCTTCGACGGGGGTGTGCGACTTCTCCTTGCTTCCGCCGCCGGCCCCCTCGATAACGGGCAAATCTTCGTGCTCGGTGGTCATGCCGTCATCTCCTCGGCGTAGAGGCCTGCGCTGACGACGATGCTGCCGACCATGGCGCGGCCGTAGCCTCGCGGGACAGCCACACCTTGCGTGGATTGGTTGGTGCCGCCGTTGAAGAGGAAGCTGGCCTTTTCGTCCATGGCCTCACTGGCGGTGGTGTCAGCCCCGGGGACCTTCATGGTCATCTGGATGATCCCGCCTACCGCCATGCCGGCGCCCATCATCATCATCATCGGCCCCCAGGTAGCGCCGCCGGTGAAGAAACCGGCAACGAACAGCACCAGACCGACGATGATGGTGAAGATGCCAGCGTTGCTACCTGCGCCCTCGATGGCTGGCATGATGTGCACCTCCTCCTGGCTGCCCAGGGCTACGTCGACAGCGTCTTCGCTGACATCGTCCTCCAGATCCAGGGCGCCGCGCAGGATGTGCCAGCGGCCGGCGCGGATGGTCTTCTCGAAACCTGGCAGCTGGGCGCTCAGCGCCATCACTGCCTCGCGGGGGGTCTGGACGTCCATGCGAAACGATTCGCCGAACTGCTCCTTGAGGAAACCGTGCAGGTAGATGGTCTTCATGCCTTGCCTTCGTAGCGCAGCCAGTGGCTGATCAGCCGCTGGTATCGGAAAATCGGCTCACGGATCGACAGCTTGCTGCTGTCGACCTCACGACTGGATCCGGGGTGGTGCAGTGCCAGGCCATCGGCCAGCAGGATGCCGCCGTGGTTGGGGATGTCCGTGCCGACGTGGGCCATCCAGACATCTCCTTCGCGCGCGTCTTTCTCGTCGATCCGGACGAAGCCGGCGGCCGGGAACCCTTCGGCGAAGAGGTTCTGGTCCTGGCGCCACCACTGCCAGTCGCGTGGGAAATCAGGCAGCAGGATCCCGCGCTCGATCTCGTAGTAGTCCTTGATCAGGCCGTAGCAGTCAGTCACGCCATGGCGGAATCCCCGGCCCAGCAGCGGCTGTCTGGGGACGCCGGTGCCCCACCAGGCGATCTCGGAAGCCACCACGCCATCGGTGGAAAGCACGCCCCAGGGCACGTTGGTGTTGATCTGCCCCTGCATGTCCATGGCCGAGGGCGCCGCGGCGCGATCGGGGTGGCTGTGCACCACGGCGAGCAGCCCGCGTGCCATGGCCCGCGCGGTGTCGCGCTCGCTCACCGCGAAGAAATTCTTGGGGTCCTCGTGAATGTTCTCCACCTGCAGGCAGCCCGCCTCGGTGATGAGCCAGATCGCCTCGAGGGGGTAGGCCGCTACAGCCTGGTCCTGGATCTGCTCCAGGTACTGGTCGAATTGGTTCGTCATCCGCTGATCCTCCCCACGCCGGGGTAGCCGTAGAAGGGAAGAACGGCGGTCTCGCCGAAGTGGGTCTTGCAGTCGCTCAGGCGCTTGCCACATTTGGCCTGGGTCGGGTCGGATGTGCGCTCGCCGCTGAGCTTGTACATCTCGGCGCCGCTGTAGGGGCATGTCACGCCCTCGTAGTTCCAGCGGCCATTGGCCCAGAAGCGGAAGCGGTGGGTGCAGGCGTCGCGCAGTACCTGGCGCGCCGGGATCTGCCGGCCCTCCTGGTCCATCTTGGCGGAGAGCTCGAACTGCATCTGGGTGCGCTTCTGGCTCGTCTTCTTCTCGATCTGGAAGACATCCGGAGGAAACACCGCCTCGGGGTTGGGGCTGGCGCCATCGTCCAGGTACTTGCGGAAGGTCTTGATCCGCTTGACCTCACAGCCGATGAGGTCGTTGGTGTTGATCACCAGGCTCAGGAAGGCGAGATCGGCGGTGGCCACGCTCAGGGTTGGGCGCGGCATAGCACCGCTACC